TTCTTTTTGCAGTTGTGTTGCGGTTCTGTTTAATTCCGTTAATGAATTTTGTGCTGACCGAATCGTACTATTTGATCCTGTAACACTTTTTGTAATTAAGTTATCAATGCGATTTTCTTGCTGACTTCGAAGAGAAATAATTTGATCTAATCGTATTGTTTTACGCTTTATTTCTTCTTCTATTGTACCAATCTGTGCATTATAGATTTGAATCTCTGCATTCATCTTTAATGGTTCTGCTGCAACTTTCGCATATGCTGATGACAAGTACCCGTAAATTCCAGCAGATGTAATTCCAATTAATACAATACTAGCCACTAACATGTAACTCTTCAATATTCGGGGTATCTCTGTCCAATATCGATATAAAAATGATATGCCCACTAGTTTACCCAATTCCAAAGCACTCGCCATTACCATTACCGATATTGCTGCTCCAGCAAACAATGTACCGATACCTGTTACAGAAAACAGTGCAGCACATCCAGCGATAATTAATGCGGAAAATGAAACGAGTGTTTTAAAATTAAAAATTTTATTCATATATACTCCAAGAAAAACGGGTCGGCCTTTTTAAAGAACCGACCCGTATGATTTTCATCGTATCTCCCAAATGCTAGAGGGTTGAGCCGTAAACATAACCGATATAAATCACCTCCTGGTTAATCGGTTATATGTGAATGACACGTACAAATTAGACAGCTGCACATCATTCTGACCTCCTAGTTAGTAATTGTGATTACTTAATCATAACCTTTGTTGTTTCTGGCTCCTTCGTCAACTTTTGGATTGTAATTGTAAGTAACCCATTATCAAACTTTACATCAACATCGGAAACATTCAACTGATCACTACGGAAAAAGGACTCCACCACTACGGTGCGAGTCCTATATAAATATAAAGTGTATGTACTTTTAAATTAGTTTATAAGAGCCCCTGCCCGGTAACGATCCGAGTTCTCAGGTTTACAAAACCTGTGCATCACCATTAATGCTTCAGGGGCGAAGGCGGACAGGGAGGGATTCGAACTCTCGGTACCTTTCGGTACGGTGCTTTTCAAGAGCACTGCAATAGACCACTCTGCCACCTGTCCTAAATTTACATACCTCTATAATATTTACTTCTTGGTCTTCCGGATTTTTTATTTGCACCTTTGTAACTATCGGTTAATGCGTGACAGTTTGGACAAATAAGTTCTAAATTTGCTATTTTATTATTTTTAAAATCACCATCTTTGTGAGAAAGTTCTATTGGTATTTTTCCTGTATGGATGTTCTTTTCTCTCCATCCACATTTTTCACACTTCTCACCACGTTGTTCAATTAAATGTATTTTAATCCAATAAGCAGTAGATGTTTTTCCTCGCATACCATCATGATTTCCTTCTAACCACAATTTGATTTTTTTATCACGAGTTAATAGCTTAGCACACTTTTGTGAACAATGTTTACCTGCTCTACGAGTTTCCAATCCACAAACAGGACATTTTTTAATTGAATGTACATTTGGCATAAACTTCTCCTATTATAAAATTACACTAATAAATAGTGAGGTTAATAGAAAAAGTATCAAATACTAATAAATTTGGCCACCTTTCCAAAAATAAGAACACTCTCTATCAAACAGTTCCCTGTTCTTCCTGCCACCACAACAAGTGCGTCACACCTCGCACAAGAGTGTTCTTATTATAGTATTACTTTTCTGGGGTAACGAGTGTTGTATCCGTAGGCGTTACTGTAATCGTAGGTGTAACGGTTGAATCTACTACCGTAACCGTGCTATCCACTGTTGTACTATCTGTCGTAACTGCTTCACCCTTTGCACACGCAGTGATCAAAACTGCTGCCATAATCATTAATTTACGCATATTGTCTCCTAGTTTAGAATTATACTACATACTACAAAAGAGCGGTTCCTCGGAGTTGCACCGGACTTTCTAGTTGGAAACCAGATGTGCTATCTATTACACTAGAACCGCAGAAAGAAAAATTAATCGTACTACATAGGCCTACAAGGAATCGAACCTTGGTTACTTGGTTCAAAGCCAAGAGTAATAACCATTATACGATAGGCCAATAGTGGGCGGGGATTATCAGATACTTTCCACGGTATCTTGTAGGTTCCCCAAATATTGGTAGCTAATCAATACTTTTCCCGAACCCGTTCCACCACTTGAGCTGGTGCGACCACTCATGAATATTGTCGGAGTTCATGTACCGAATATGCTTTATTTAACGTCCACTGCATATAGAAACGGACGGGAATTACTAATGGTCCCTGTCGGACTTGAACCGACGACTCTTCCATTATGAGTGGAGCACTCTAACCAGCTGAGTTAAGGGACCATATTTTCAAAAAGTCCGCCACCTCGGATTTGAACCGAGCATCTCTCGTATATAAGACGAGCGCCTTCAACCTAGCTGGCTCGTGGCGGGTAATAATTACATACCGTTAATAGTAGCCCCACGGGTATTCGAAACCCGCCCTACGCCTTGAAAGAGCGTCGATCTAACCACTAATCTATGAGGCCAATTTTTTTTCTAAGTAGAGTTCTCTTCGTCTAGCTAAAACTCTGTCTCTGTGTTTATTATAAAACTCTTTAGCTCTTTGATTGGGAGTACCTATCCTAGATGATACTTGAACTAGTCTGTTATGCAACATTGAACATTTTCGTGAACAAACTGCGATGGATTTTTTACATTGCTTATCTCTTAAAATTTTAGAACCACATTGAGCACATTGATATTCATATATTGGTTTATATTCATCATACAATGTATAAAATTTCTTAGTTTTATATTTTTGTTCTGCATATGAAAATACATCTTTTAAATCATTTTTTCGTAAGACAATTACAGTATACCCGAGACTTTCTGCTAATTGCGTTTTTTTATTCACAGATTCTTTGAGTTCATATCCTTTTAATTCTATTATTGTTTTTCCATCCTTCAAGAGAAAGTCGGGAACATAGGATAGATTATTATCTCGCAGTATTCCTTTAAATCTATCAAATTCTATTCCGTTGTCGAGTGCATATATCACCCAACAAAGTTCATAAGTAGATCCGCAATAGATTCCTTTATAATACCCTGACTTACTTCTTCCCGATCCTTCTCTATATCCACCTAGGTTTGCCATATATTTCTCGGTTAATCACTTACTATAAGTAGTATGATACTTTGAAAAAATGTTCTAACCGATAGACGAAGGTGGCGTTAGTAGTTCAGTTTTCAATCACTCAACATTAGTAATATACATCAGAAGAATACGATTGTCAAGTGTTGGTTATTAAGTTTTGATTAAGTTCCAATTATTAATAATAGTATTTAATCGATCATAGTTTGTGTATTTTTCTTTATAATTTATATTTGTTTTCGTAAGTCTATCCGTTGATGTTGTAAATGTTATACCCGTTATATCATTTAAATATGGTATTGGATCTGTCTGTAATTTTTCATATTCAATCACATGTACGCTTTTGTGATTTTCTAATAAGTGTTTTTTAATATCATAAAAAGTTTGCATATAATTTTTATGACGATTATATAAATCGATAGTATCATCGGTAGTAAAATCTATATAATCACCACTGTTACCATTATGCCAGATATTATATATACTTGCCATTTGCTCTGTTAGATCGTTTCTTTCGGTTATAAACACATGATCAAACATATTCCAATCAAATGTTTCTTGTATAATATATAAATTATCAAAAAAATATTTTGCAAACAATTTTACAACATAATCATTATTTGACTTTAACCATTCAATCTTACCTTCTGTATTTGTACCAAATGTCGAGTACACTCCTTCGTTGTGATTAATTACATTAAAATTATTTGCAATTACATCACACATAAATGTACTACATGTTCTGGGTGTCGAGAATACTGCGATTCGCATTAGAATCCTCTATATGCCATCACACCGCGAATTTTATTATCCACTACTTCAATAATATCCACTACCGTGATATGCGTATCATCATCCAACGACACAGAAATTTCATTTAACGAAATATATGATGCTGATATATTACTAATCTCATCGACACCAGAACTAAGTACTTCTATCACCACACTATTAAATTTATCAAATAATGTTTTGTTTGCAGATAATACTGCTTCTTTACCTGTAAAGATGTTTTCGTTCCATTCATTTAGTATAACATTATCTGCATATAATTCGGATAATGTGACCAAATCTTTGTTGTTAAACGCTTCAAAATATTTACTAATCAACTCTGTCATATTATCTCCTCGTATTATAGTAGGGCGGACAGGACTTGAACCTGCAACATTACGGTCCCAAACCGTAGACTCTACCAATTGAGCTACCGCCCTATAATTTGTTCATCTAGTGCCCTCGGTGAGATTCGAACTCACACACCGTGAGGCAGCAGTTTTTGAAACTGCCATGTATACCATTCCATCACAAGGGCATTTCATTGTCATTCATCATTCGTTTGTCTTGATTGGCATGTTGAGCATCAAGACACATTTACCTATCACCCATGTATGCCCATGGGAAGCCCACACCGGATTCTGCCACCGGGACTCAACCTTGGAAGGGTCGCATGTTGCTTCTACACTATGCAGGCGGCAGGGTCTTTTTAACGCAGTTCCCTATCTTCGGTCTGGCATCACTCCAGACGACTCCCGCTTGCATCGACGCTGCTTTGGAGCCCTTTATTAGTGGTCCCTCTCTTATTCAGAAAAATACTTAGTAAGTGTTTCTAATTTATCTTCTGCATCAACGAGCATTTGTAATGCTTCTTCTGCATTTTTATAAAAATCTCCCGTGGAGTGATCACCAATACCCACAGGAACATTCATTAGTAATTCTAACGACAGTAATGCTTTCTGTCGCTCTGCTTCTGCTTGTGCTCGTAACATTTGAACAACGCGTGCTTTCATAATGTAACCTAGTAAATGTAATAAATAATTTTTACTCAACTATCAACTTCAACTGATGTTCATATGCAGGACGAATTCTACTCCACGAACCCCACTGCGTTCCCCATTTCGTAGTAGATTCATATTCAATCATATATGTATTTGGCAACGTATGAGTATCGTTCCAAGGAATGCCGTCTGGATGGAACGCTACGATTGTAGCTTTTGATTCGCCGTCCCACGGAAAACTACCGGTGGTAGGTGTACAACTACTAAGCAAAATGTTATTGACAACATCTCCAATTTTAAATTTTGAAGTCATATACATTTGGTTAAAAGGTAAGTGCTCGCTACAGGATTTGAACCTGTCACTTTCTGGATGTAAACCAAACGTGCAAACCGCTACACTAAGCGAGCCAAATCATCTACTGTTTTTACTACAGCTAGTTTTAGATTTCGAGATTCATATTGCTGCATTTTATCTTGCCAAAATCTATATTCATTTTCTAACCACTTCTGTCGTTTTTCTCTATCAATGCCATCTATTTCTATCCACAAATCCAACGACGGTATATAACAATCAGATATTTTTGATGAATTGGGTAGGGGTCTATGTGCTATAAATGGTATATGTTTGTTTTCTAAATATTCAAAACAATTTTTTTCCAGAGTAGACTGATATTTTGTCCCACCTGCAGTTGTTCCCTTTTTACCAAACCCGCCACGCCTGCCAATATCTCTCAATCGAAGTTTTTCACTTAATGACTGACATCTTTTCTGTTGAGCAGTAGAATTACTATTAAACATAAATTGTTTTTGACACACTTCCCCGCAACAAGCTTTACTTCTGGATACTCGATGTGTCGTTTGAAACTCCACTCCGCAGATTTGACAACTTTTTATACGCGAGGTTAGCAATAGTATTTTAGGTGATTGTAAATTTGCTGTTCTTTTTTTTTCTTTATCCTCTATCGACCAGCTTCTACTATTAGCACACTTTCTACTACAGAATGTACCTTGTTTATCGTGCGGTGTTTTACATTTTGGACAAGTTTTCATATTAGTATGCGTTTAATGATGGTACATATACATATATCGAACCCATGTCAAACACCGTGTTTCCACTCAAATACGCTAACCAGATGAGCTAATCACCCAAGTGGACGAGGCCGGATTCGAACCGGCTTCCTGAACACGGGGCTACCGTGTGGTGACTCCCACAGAAACGTCTTTCTGCACGTTACCTCGCCCAATTAATTTTTTCAAGTGGACAGTGTGGGAATCGAACCCCTCAACTTCCTTGCAAAGGAAGTATGCACCCATTACATCTCACCGCCCGTTTTTATAAAATAATATAAGCGGGTGGCCGGGTTCGAACCGGCGACCTCAACTTTGGTAAAGTTGCGCTCTAACCAACTGAGCTACACCCGCAACATTTTAATACATAGTGCTCCGAGTCGGAATCGAACCGACAAGCCCTTACGAGCGCGACATTTTAAGTGTCGAGTGTTTACCAATTTCACCATCGGAGCAAAATGGATGGTACTACATCCCCCCATTTTATAGGGGAGAATCTACCTATTCTTCATGGTGCCATCCTCACACATGTTTTCCATTCACGAGGGCGTGCTTACGGTATTTCCCATGCACCGGTGTAGTGGTGTCTCGCGTAAGGGCCGATAGAGAATTAATCGTGTGGCGCGGGAAGTATACTCCTACCGCGGGTAGATTCTACAACAAATGCCCCCACTAGGACTTGAACCTAGAACTTACTGGTTAAAAGCCAGCTACTCTGCCAATTGAGTTATAAGGGCGTTGTGTTTCTGTTTTCAAACATCGTTTCACTCAACATTAGTAATATACATCGAAGTTGTTCTGTTGTCAAGGGGTACTTTATTAATTTTTTATATTACGGAAGGTGAGGGAGTTGAACCCACATAACCTTACGGTTGTCGGTTTAGTAGACCGGTGCAATACCATTATGCGAACCTTCCAATTTTCATTCGTAATCTTTGTTCCAAATTTCTTTTGTTTCTTGATATTTGGAATTCAATGTTTCAAGTGATCGTTTCATAAAATTTCCATTAAACCACCCAGAACTATAATGGTGTACAGCGTGTGTATATCCAGGTAATTGTACTCTAACTATATCCACTTCATTACTATGTAACTTATATTGTAACATTCCTCCCATATGATAGTTAATATGAATTTGAGGAACAGGTACTTCGTACAATTTATTATTATTATCTAATTTTAATGCTTTATCAGGCCACATTGTTTGTAACGGACCATTATCTTTAAAGTGTTCGTGATAATACATAAACACCCAATTAAAATTTGCTATACTCGATGCTTCTCTGGAAATTCCTACGAAATCATTTCTAACTTTCATTTGCGAAGGACTAAACACCATTGAATTATATTTTCTTCTATGATCGTCTTCACGCATTTCCTTTTCATCAATAACTACAAAGTTATCTTGTTTGTCAGCACCGTCACCTTCATAAAAATTAGCACGTGCTACTTCAGTAAATACATACTCGGTACTACCGCTTACAATATTAGACGGATATGAATCTCCTGCCAACGATATTACTATGCGTGGATGTGCTTTTGTTAGTTCATTTATTGTTGTTATGCATGTTTGAAAATTTTCTAAAAATTCAGAATCAGTATCAACATGAAATATCCAATCTGCATTAAAAAAATTGTATCGTGAAGAATAATCGTACAACACATTCATGTGAATACCTATACGATTAAACCAATTAACAGTTTTGATGTAAGTTAAAGATTTTTCTGGTAGCTCCAGTTCATTTATAGTTTTTAATTCAATGATGTCTGATAGACCATATTCATCAATTTGTTTTTGCAATAAACTTTCTTGTAAATTTTCTATTTTATATGTGGTCAATAATATTACCTTAACATCAAAATATGGTACTACATTTTGTTTTAACGATGCCAGATACAAATTAATATATTTCGTATCTTCTGGTTCGTCTAATTTACCACATACTGATAAAAATAATAGTTTCATAAATCATATTCACAAGTTAAACGGAACATACGAGAATCGAACTCGTCCTTCCAGCGTGACAGGCTAGCGTCCTAACCGATAGACCAATGCTCCAATCCACATTACTTTGTAACTTCCTCATACAACGATTCAAACTCTTGATGCGTTGCTACTTCATCAGCAAAGTTTTGTTTGTGGTATACTTTTGCTAACTTCGAAAAAACTTTTTTACTCAAATCTAGTTCTTTATTAATATCATTTTTAATGTTCTTTTGCAAATCTCGTTCCGCATCAACACGAGTCATGGATGTACTCATATCTTTCAATGCAGCGACTAACTTTAACTTATCATTTGGTGTCATCTTTGATAACATTATAACCTCGTTCTTTTATATTGTCAAGTAGTTGTAATTTCTCTTCGGTGGCATATGTTTTTCGATCTTTAATTTATATATTTTTATACATGGTAATTTTACAACCATCGTATCATACCGATGATATCAATAAGCAACCACGCTAAATTGACAATACCCATTGGGTAATCGTGTTTTTTCCAGAAACTATGCAACATTCCACCGTGGCCAAAAAAGAAAAATATGTATGGAATTGCCGGTGGAATATTAGGAATTCTACCCGCTAACATTATACCACCTACTATTAGTAGTATAACCGCCCACCACTTTCGTTTTACTATAATATGTTCTTCGGTGTCGGTCAGTGTTCTGGGTTTTGCATATAATATGTGTTTCATTTGTCCTGTACGGTGTCTATAGCATGTTGAATATCACCACCTTGTAACATAGTTGGATTTGTTTCACCAATAAATAGAATAATTCCAAATAATACTATTACGATAATAGCTATTGAATTCGCTGCAACTTTCTTGACTTGTTTACTATCCATAATATAATCTCCTATAATATAAAAAGGTGCGAGCCAGATTCGAACTGGCGTGGGATTTCTCCAAAGGTTTTGCAGACCCCTGCCTTCAGCCACTCAGCCATCGCACCGTAAGCACCCCCGGAGAGATTTGAACTCCCATCGGACACTTTAGAAGAATGTTGTCTTATCCAATTAGACCACGGGGGTATAATAAATTTAAATTTTTGAAATTACACCAAGTATCGTTTATGTAAATGTGGGAGTGGAAGGATTCGAACCTACTCAGCCGAAGGCATTTGATTTACAGTCAAAGGCAACTCTCCAACGTTGCCGCACTCCCAAATTTTAGTAACACGGGTGGGATTCGAACCCACATGAACCGCCTTATGAAAGCGGTGCCTCACCCAGTTCAGGCCGCCGTGTTATCCATCATAATATGTTATGGAACAATTACCACTTTTGCATTATCTGAAACTGCTCCAATTGAAGCTGACACCAATGTGGTTCCTGTAGCGATACCCAACACAAGCCCTGTATCGGACACTCGTGCCGTTTCCGTATTGGCGACGGTCCAGGTGAACGGGCGACCAGCCAATGCCGACACACTCAACGCCACACTATCAACATCAAACGCAGTAGCGGTGTATTGGCGCGTGGCACCCACCTTGAGGTCTGAGCTATCAGGTGACACCACAATGTAATTGATGCCCGTTTCCGTGACATTCACCACCAATGTGCCAACTTTGTTTTCAACAACGCAAGTGACAATCGTGCTGCCGTAGGTAAGGCCAGTGATGACACCTGTTGCAGAAATCGTGGCGATGGACTCATTGCTGCTATGCCAGCCAAATGTACGAGATGTGCTTGACAATGCCGTGCCTGAACTATTAAGCAAATCTGCCGCAACACTGGTGCTACGTCCCACCTGTGCCGCCTTGGGCAACGTGAGAACCACACGGGCAACCGGGACCAAGGTCACCGTGATGTTCAACGTGCCCGTCTTTCCACCAGAAGATGCCGTGATGGTGGTGGTGCCTGCCGTCAATGCCGTGATCAATCCTGACGTAGACACAGAGGCAACGGTGGGCGCGCTTGATGTCCAGGTGGTGATGAATGATGTCAAGGCGTTATTACTGGCATCTCGTGCAGTAGACGTTGCCTGTAATGTCTCTCCCACGAAAAACGATGTGGGGACCGTTGCCGTAACAGTGACCGTGGCGACGGTGGGATCAACCACGAACACAGGAATTGTTGTGCTCTTGCCTTCAACCGAGGCGACAATATTTGCCGTGCCCTTGGTGACACCCGTGACCGTTGCCGTGGTCGTGCCTGCAGTGGCCACCGCGGTTACAACCGTGGCAACAGTTGTGTTGTTTGACATCCATGTCACCGTCTTGCCCGTCATGACAGAATCACGCTGATCCTTGACAACTGCCGTTAACGTGACGGTCCGCCCCATTTCTAACTGGGAGGCGGTGGGCGTCACCACAATGGTCGTGACCTTGGATTCAAACGCAGGCGTGGTAATGACATCATCTGTGCATGCCATGAGTGAAAGTGATGCAACTGCTACTAACAAAAATTTTTTCATACTATTCTCCAAATAAAAATGAACAAAACTAAAAATTACGAATGTGTAATTTTATTTTTTCCTACACATTTTAAATCCTTTAATACATCATGTGCAACCTTTTTAAGATATTTTATTCGTACATGTTCGTCTACAAACGGAACACTCCAGAATTGGCGTGTTTTTGTTTTAAACCATCCAAAGACAAATGAATATACTCCTAGTACCAATCGAAGTTTCACCGCATTAAAGTATAAAAGATATACAGGAAGTGAGGGTGCGCCGTGCGTTAAATATGTCCGAACTTTTTTATGTGATAACAATGGTTTTGGATATCCGTATTTAGGAAACAACGGAATAAATTTATATGCAAATCCAGGTGTAAATACCACATCAAAAAATTCTTCCATTAGTGGGGTGCACCGAAACCACCACACAGGAGAGATAATATAAATACGATCCGCCCAAGTTACAAGCTCTTGGTAGTGATTGATAACTTCTTTCTTTTTAATGGAAAGATCGTCTTTATATAAATCAATTATTTGTATTTCTTCGTTATTACCTTGTTTCAAGGTATCTTGTATAGTTTTAAAAATACCATTATAACAAAAACTTTTTTTATCGGGATGTCCTACTACAATTAAATTTTTCATTTTTGTTTTACTTAATGTTTATAAAGCTCCCAGAGAGGGACTTGAACCCCCGACCAGCGCATTAACAGTGCGCGGATCTACCAACTGAGCTATCTGGGAATATACTATTCTTGCGTTTCTAAAAATTTTGCAATTAGAAATGTACCACCCACCACAATAATTGCAACTACACTAAAAATTAAAATCGATGATATCATTTATCAATCCCACAAGTGTTGGTAATATTTACCAAACAGCCGAAATCCATTTTGTATACGAGTTCCATATTCACGCATACCATCCCAATCACAATCACCTTCATCTTTCCAACGAAGAGGAATCATATCTTTACCTGCATCTTCTGGATAGGTTGTTACATCTAATTCTGGTGACCGTTTCCAAAACTGATCTTCCCATTCAATGAGTTTGCTTTCAAATGCAAAAATCATTTCATCCATGGCCCAATCCCACCGTTCAAAATGCGTGGCATCTACCCCATATTCATCTGTTTTTTCTGAACGAAGATGTTCTGGTACATCTTCCAGCTCAACAAGAGGTGCGCCATGCTTTGTTGCTTTCAACTGTTTCAGCATGGGAACAATGATGTGCGCCAACGTGGCATCCATGCTCCATGTATCCCATTTGTCAATACGAACATTAACTTTTTGTGTTTTATTAGGATCTTTTGGATATCGACCAATTGAAACTTTCATATTAAATGTCAACCTTGATGTAATGTTCAGTAGTTAAATGCAGTTTTTTCTGCACATATGTTTCATTTTGTATCCACCACCACATATGCACTTAGAGGGACTTGAACCCCCATCCTTTCGGACTTGTTCCTAAGACAAGCGCGTATACCAATTCCGCCATAAGTGCGTATACCAGTTCGGGTCATGAGCCCGCGCGCTTTCCTCAACTGGCAATGAGTAGTAGAATGACTGTCTAACAGCAGTTCATCGACGTATGTTAAGAGGCCATCCCTAACACCATGCTAGTCTCGCCACTATAATATAGAGGAAGACATTCTACGGCTTTTGTTGCTCCCCTTTACCTATCCCGAGCAGATAGTTAAGGCTTAGGCACACCTATCAACGCCCCCCTAAGTCGTTATTCATAGCGCCTATCCGGACTACTCACTATGATTCGCTACAATTATATGTACGGAAGGTGTAGGATTCGAACCCACGGTTTCCCGCCAGCTCCTAAGGCTGGTGCGTCTGCCAATTCCGCCATAAGTGCATTGTCTACTATGAATATACAAGATTATACACAGTAGTCAATATCAAAATAAAAACTTAATTAATTCTTAATATTAAAACTTCGTCTGATCTCGTTCAACTGTGCATGCCATATGATCTGCCCAATGAATGATATACGGTAGATTTGTCTTCATGGGATATACACCGTGGTTTTTTAAATATGCTTTATTACTATCATCGTACATACCATCGGACAACTTAATTGCAATCCATTCTTTCTCTGTGACGGAAATATCAAATTTCTGTAGGATGTACAATGCTCGGTCGGTGACCGGCATATACTGAATATTTTCGTTATACTTGTACATCTCACCACGCTTTCTATGCCAGTCAGAATCTTGATCTAGATAATACGCACCTTGTTCGTTACCTAATTTACCAAGATCATGATGTAGTGCAGAAAAAATCATTTCCTGCTTAGTAAAATCAATAACACCACCCATGGACTTGTATATGGTAGCCATTTTCATCGATGCTTCAGCTACACGAACTACATGATCAAGATACCCACCAGGAAATGCGTTATGATAATGCACTCGTCCAGATGCAGGTGCAGTAATTAACTGTTCTCCGAAGGTTTCGTACATCTCATTTAATTTATCCAACCGAGGATCGTCGGCAAGAAATGCGTTAAACTTTTCTAGGTTTTGTTTGGCTTTTTCTTCGTAGTCGAGCATAGTAACCTCTTTAAATTTTAGTAGTTTAATTCAGTATAATCTTCTTTATAATAATTTTTTAATAGATCCAAAAGTTCTTTATTTGTAAAATCTACATTAGAAAGTTTATATGAATATTGTCTGTGTTTAACCGATGTATCTACTGTATATCCCAATCTATTCTGTATAAACTCTGCACAGTCGTTTAATGTTTCATATTTAAAAATATAATCCCGACTTTGTATTTTGTCAAGGTATAGAAATTGAGGTAATATAAAAGCCCACATTACACAATTGGAAGGATCATTCAATATTCTACTTTTTATAAAATTTATTTGCATACTTTTCAATATTTCCAACCAAAGTTTACTGGAACCTGTTTGGTATGATAAATAGTGAAAATTTTCATGTTTATTATTTAATTTTACTAAATCACTTAAAAAAGAAACTACCTCAATTGTTGTTGGCGGTCGATCATAAAAGATAGTACACTTACCACAATTACATTCACTAAAAATATGATTTAATCCAGATTTAAATCTTGTTAATGGATCTCGTACCACGGTAAATGCGTTTTGTTGCCCATACAAATGCACATTTTCTAAATAGGTTAGGTGTGTTTGTCCATCTAATATATTTTTATTTCCATACAAACAATTTCGAATAAATGTTGATGCTGTTTTGGGTATATTAATCCATATCCACTGTGATTTATCAATTTTGGATTCAACTAACATATGTTATAACCGTATAATTTAAAATCTTCTTTGTGTAATTCATATATCAAAGTTCTTAATGTGGAATTATTCACATCAACATTACTTAGTTTATTTGTGTAGTTTCTAAATTTTTCTTGTACTACGCTGTATCCTAGTTCAGTCTCTACAAAATGAAAAAACTGTTCTATTTGTTCATATTTAAAAATTTTTATATTTGTTGCTTTGTGTAAGATATAGTGTTGAGGTATTATTACTGGCCAACGAATACATTGTACATCACCTACTGTAATATTACGAGAAAATCTTTTTTGTATACTATTCACCACTTCTAAATGTAAACTATTTTGTGAATTTCTATAAGCAGTTTCAAAAAAATTTGGTGTTTTCTTTTTTAGTCGTAACATGTCACTAAGAAACAAAATAACTTCTTCGGTTGTTGTCGGTATGGTTACATCTATTATACATCGTTTACATTCACACACGCTGAATAAATGATTTATCCCCGATAAAAATCTATCAATAGGATCTCTTACCATTGTAAATGTATCGTGGTATCCATACATTCGAACCAAATCAACATAAATTTGATGTGATTGCTGATTATATTCTTTCTCTGGAAAGAAAGTTTTTAATGTCGAAGTGGTTGCGGTTTTTTGTATATTAACCCACAACCACTTCTTACCATTTATTTTTGATTCAACTAACATTATAATACCACTTTATTACATCCGTATAATTTTTGTTGTTGTCGTGTCCAAATTTCGAATATCGTTGGTTCTTGTAATGGTTTTAACAATGTCATATTAATTTCGTGCATCAAATAATCAGATTTTTTATTATTACATTCGTTACAGCAAGTAACAACATTTGTCCATATATCTCGTCCGCCCTTTGCCGTAGGAATCACATGATCCCTCGTTAAAAATTCCGATAATTTTAATTGGCTTTTCTTTCTACCACAATATTGACAAGTGTATCCATCTCGTGTAAATAAATTTTTTTGTGTCAATAATGCTTTGGTTGTAAACACGCGTCTTCCCTTAATATAATGTTTAAGGGCAATCATCAGAGGGACAGGAAATGTTTGCCTAGGAGATCGCATAACAAATTCTGGATGTGCTTCCACAATAACCGCTTTACCTTCTAAAAACAGTAGTAATGCTCGTTTTGCCGATACCGTGTCGATTGGTTCGTATGTGGCATTCAAAACAACACATCGAGTTGTTTCTATAGCCATAAATTATTCCTCTGTATCGATTTCATTTAATAGTTTGGTGATGTGTTTTTCTCTATACAGTCGGATTGTATTTCGTGCGTTTGCCGCTGTTTCGTAATCTTCTACTTCAGAACACACATCCATAGCTTGTTGCAAAACTTTTTCATAATCAATTTCTTTAACCACCGCCACATGTCTTGTGGTTTGTGAATTTGGTAATTCAAACAGTTCTACTCGTGTTACATCGTGTTGTATGGCAAATTTTATTTTTTTAACCAAATACCGAAATACCAACGGACGATGTTCAATTAAAAATTTTTGAATAGTATGAAAAGGTTTATTTGGTAACTTAAACATGTTTTTTAGTTTTTGTCTTTGTAATTTTTTTAGCAACCTTTTTCTTTATATTCTTTGTGGGTGGTGTATCGGTGTCGGTAGTTAGTTGTCCCCGAACATATACCTTACCATCCGTATGTACATATCGTGCTTTAAAGTGCCAACCACGAGGAAACTTTTCACCCTCCGACTTCTTCTGTACGCTTTGTGGTGGTGCGCTCATTCGTTGTACGCATCGGCCGCACGTGACAGTACCTATGTCGGTACTCACCAAAACTTCTTCGTCATTACATTCCTTACATACAAGATACTGACGGCCTGTTGTTTTCATCACTTCCGTTCGTGATGTCTTTTTAATGCGGCGTTTTAGCATAATTTTAATCCCGTGATTTCCATAGTCTATATCGGCGATTCCACCGAGCATCTAAATACCGTGTGTAATTAGTTGCCCACTCCGGGGAACCCATTTTTTTAACAGATATATCAAATGCAAGTATATGTTTTTTAATACTTACCAATTCTGATAGTGTACGTGCTTGACCAAGTTCGTCCATTAAAAGATTATACCGCCCTACAATAACTTCTTTTTGCGATGATGCTGATATTAATAACATCAAGGTGTTGATCCAATGTTGAATAAATTTGAACATAGATACTCCATCAAATTATTAACATGAACCTTTAAGTGGACATGGCGGGATTTGAACCCGCGTCCGAGATTGCTTTTTATTAAGTTTTTATGTATATAGTCACTTGTATGTACTACATCGCGTGTTTAATAAGTGACGAACCTACGCAACTTTGAATTGAAGAATTCTACATTAGATATCAATTCATTTTCTAATGTTATACCATATTCGATTACAAAATACCTTATATGGATCAGTATCTTGTCAAGCAGCGGATCTAAAAGATCAGGCTGCTAAGGCTAAGTTTTGGTTGCCGTTTGAAATTGTTGGTCTGTTTTACTCGTCTTACCAAACGAGATACAA